TGACCGTACTGAGGGTGGTCTTCCCGTTGCATCGTCTGAGCGCAAGCTGTGGGCTTTCCACCGTGACGCAATCGGATATGCAGAGGGTATCGCTCCTCGCACGGAAATCAATTACATCCCTGAGAAGACCAGTTTCTTGGTCAACGCAGTATTCTCAGCCGGTGCGATTGCCATCGATGCCGAAGGTATTGTCGAAGTCCAAACGACTGACGCATAAGGAGAACGACAATGGCATTTTCTATTACTGGTTTAAACTCTGTCAGCCCCAATAAGCGTGGCAATGCACCATCGATCTACGCTTATAAGACAACTGACACAATCGCCACAGTAAATACCGAAGGTTACTTCAACAGCCTGGCTGATACCCTGGAAGTTGGAGACCTGATTTACTGTGTAACTTCAACTGGTTCAACTGCTGTAGCAACTCTGGTATATGTACTGTCTAACTCATCAGGCGTAGTTGATGTGAACGATGGCACAACATTAGCCAACACGGATACGGACTAATCAAGAGGGGGCCATAAGCTCCCGATTGTGATGCCGCATTCGTATGACGTACAACACAAGGGGTGTGCCATTATCTGTGGCGCGGCCCCTTGTGTCTTTGAAGACCTAGAAAACGCACTCAAGCTGCGCCCAGGTGCCACCATCGTTGGGGTCAATAACGCAGCTGCAATAGTCCCTGAGATTGAGCATATCTGGACGCAGCACAATAGCTACGCTCAAGAATACAAAACCAAGGCCGGTAGGCCAATAAAGGTTCATGCCAGGGCAGACATCATAGGAAATGATGTAGATTACTGGTGGAATAGCATGGTTGGCATAAAAGGATCGAGCGGGGTTGTAGCCGCAATTTGGGCCAAAGCTATGGGTTTCGATGAGGTAATTATGGCTGGCATCCCCCTAAGTGTTAACAGCACCGATTACCACGCCCAATACCCGGACAGCAAACCAGACAAGGTATTTGCACCCACCAATAATATTGAGCATTGGCAGAGGTTTTTGTATAGACACAAAGAACATGGACGCATGGATGGTGTAACCTCTCTTAGCGGATATACCCGCCAAGTTCTAGGAGCTCCATGTTAACTGTTGCCTGCGTTCTCAAGTCTGGTCGCTTTAGCCAATCAGCTGGCAAAGAACCCTACACCCCAGCCGATGTGGAAAGATTGATGAATATGGTTGCCAAGAATCTTGGAGACCATAGGTTTGTCTGTTTTTCGGATGTAGATGTACCTTGCGAGCGGATACCGCTCAAACACGGGTGGCCAGGTTGGTGGTCTAAGATCGAGCTCTTCTCTTGGGTATTTGATGGCCCGGTGCTTTACTTTGACCTGGATACTGTTATCTGTGGTGACCTGACCGAGCTGGCCGAGTACCCACATAAATTCACGATGCTCAAAGACCTGGGCAAGCGCGATACCCCGGCAAGTGGGATGATGGCCTGGAACGGTGACTATTCGCACATTTACCTGACATTTAGGTCAGACCCATCGTTTTACATGACTATGTACTCTGGGAGCCTGAATCTTGGAGATCAGGCATTTATTGCTAAGAATCAAAAGCCAGACTGCTTGTGGCAACAGATATTCCCCAATAGAATCTTCTCATACAAATTTCATCTTCTTGGCAAGCAAAAACCAGATGAGGCAAAAGTAGTTTGTTTTCATGGCGAGCCAAAAGGTTCTGGTTCAAGTGGCTGGGTAAGAGATATATGGAGTAATGCAAATGGCAGCAGGTGATTCCGCACTATCAATTTGTTCAGACGCTCTCTTGATGTTGGGTGCAAAAGCTATCTCATCGTTTAACGAGGGAACTAACGCAGCTAACGTATGTGACCGGTTATACCCGGACATCAAGAATCAGACGCTATTAAATTATCCGTGGTCTTTTCTGTACAAAAAGATCCAGCTATCTCAACTAATCACCACGCCAACCACAGAATACAGGTACGAATATCAGCTGCCAGGTGATCGGATTGGGCCCCCCAGGCAGATATTTGTTACCAACGCTATTGGTGCCAGACCGATTAAAGCCTACCGAATATTCCAAGACAAGCTGCTCACCAACGAGACCACCATCTACGCCGACTATCCATATGCCGTCCAAGAGTACGAGATGCCGGTTTACTTTGTGCAGCTGCTCAAGTACATGATGGCCTGGCACCTGTCTCTGCCAATTACAGACCAGATCGACAAAACCCAATACTGGCAGCAGATTGCCATTGGAGCTGCGTCAGAAAATGGCCGGGGTGGTTATATGCGTACCGCCACCACCATCGATGGCCAGGGCCAGCCAATTTCTGTGATTGAAGATTACAGCTTGATCGATGTGAGGAACTGATGGCACGTTTTACGTCAATCCAAACCAACTTCTCAACCGGGGAACTCGATCCCCTATTGAGGGCCAGGGTTGACCTACAGGCTTACGCTAACGCCCTAGAGGAGGCCACCAATGTGGTGGTGCAGCCCCAGGGTGGAATTAGGCGCAGGCCCGGTTCTAAGTACATTATGGCTCTGCCAAACTCAAGCACGCCATCTGCTGGAAACGGCGTGCGCCTGGTTCCGTTTGAGTTCTCTACATCCGACAGCTATATGCTGTGCTTTACCGATAGTCGAATGTATGTTTTTAAAAACTCCGTGCAGCAGCTGGCAATCAATGGTGGAGCAAACGATTACCTAGATACCAGCTCATTTGGCCTTACCGGTGCCAGGCTCGCCAATCTAACCTGGACGCAATCGGCTGATACCCTGATTGTCTGCCACCAGGACATCAACCCGGTAAAGATTGTGCGCGGGGCCTCTGATACATCTTGGACTGCCAGCACGCTTTCTTTTGACAGTATTCCCAAGTATGCTTTTACGTTATCTGTATCTAATCCATCTGGAACATTGACACCGTCTGCTGTAAGCGGGAAGGTCACGTTAACAGCGTCAACAGGCACGCCATTTAGCGCAGGTTCGGTTGGCCAATATGTCAACGCTAGCCCACAGGGCCGGGCCAAGATAGTCAAATACACAAGTGCCACAGTAGTTGACGCAATAGTTGAGTTCCCGTTCTTTAATACCTCTGCCATTGCAAACGGTTCATGGGAATACGAATCTGGTTACGAGGCTGTGTGGTCATCTGGAAAAGGTTGGCCACGCTCGGTTACGTTCCATGAGGGCAGGCTTTTCTTTGCTGGATCTAAGTCGCGGCCATCAACCGTATGGGGTTCCAAGGTTGGATTGTTTTTTGACTTTGAGCCAACCGAGGGATTAGACGATGATGCGGTGGAGGCTACGCTAGACACCAACACCTTTAACGCAATTGTCGATGTAACCTCTGGTCGCGACCTGCAAATCTTTACAACTGGTGGCGAGTTCTATTGCCCACAAGAGGGTCTAGAGCCAATCACGCCAACCAACTTCTTTATGAAGGCGGTCACCCGCAATGGCGCCAAAGAAGGTGTCCGTGTCCAGCAGCTGGAATCAGGCACCCTATTCTTGCAGCGGCAGGGAAAATCACTTAATGAGTTTGCGTTTACAGACACGCAATTAACCTACGTTACAAGCAAGATATCGCTACTGGCTGGCCATCTACTAAAGTCTCCCACAAGGATGGCTCTGCGCCGGTCAGTAGCTACCGATGAAAATGACCTGCTATTTATCGTTAACAGCACGGGCGGGACAATCGCTGCCTTTTCTATGTTGCGGGTACAAAACGTAATTGCACCGTCTGAATTTACAACCGATGGCGAGTACATCGATGTTGGCGTAGATCTCACCACTATTTATACGGTGGTGAAACGTACGATAAATAGTACGACTCAGTATTACGTTGAGGTGTTCGATGACAGCCTACAGCTCGATTGCGCCAAGTCTGGTGGCGCAGCTGCGTCTGTGTCGATGTCCCACCTTGTGGCCAAGTCCGTGCAAGTTGTTTTAGATGGCGCGGTGCAGGCAGCTCAGACAGTACCTGGTGGCGGCACGGTGACATTCCCTCGAGCAGCTGCTAGTTCATACCAGGTAGGTCTTAACTTTACTACCCAGGCGGTAACCATGCCAGCAGATATAAAGATTGCAGCTGGTACTAGGCTTGCCTACCAGAAACGAATCATTGAAGTAAACGCTATTGTTAAAGACACCCAGCATTTAATTGTCAATGACAATGAATTACCCTTTAGAAGCTTTGACACAGGAGACACACTCGATGATCCCGTACCTATCTTTACTGGCACAAAAACTATCGACAGCATTCTCGGATATACAACAGAAGGTAAAATCACTATTAGGCAAACTATTCCGCTAAAGATGACTTTGCTAGGTTTAGAGTACAAGATATCTACATACCCTGGGGCATGACATGAGCAGATTTAATATCAACGTCCACGGGCTACCGCTTGGTGACCCACACAACCCACCTGGATCAAGCAGGGTTCAGAACGATCCGTTTACCGCCGCAGCTGTGGCCGCATCTGTTATGTCTGCTTACAGCTCATACCAGCAAGGCCAGATCCAGGGCAAGCAGCTAGAGCTCAAGGGAAGGCTAGAACAAACTCAGTATGACCGCCGGGCGATCCAGTATCAGCAGAAAGCCAACCAGGTTCTAGAGCGGCTTAAGAAGACTAACGCCACCCTAACGGCAAAAGGATTTGCTGGTGGTGTTGATTCGTTTAGCGGGTCAACAGATATTGTTCGGGCATCTAATGAAACATCTGCCGGGCGAGAGTTCAAGATTTATCTAGATGACGCAGACGCAGCAATACGAGCTGGAGACATTGCCTTGGCATCTAATCTAGCTGCGGCCCAACAAGCAAAAACAGCAGGCAAGTTAGATGCGGCTACCAAGCTTTTGATGGCCGGTGCAACCGCAGGCAAGGGCGGTGGATTTGATCGAACAAGTTATAACTGGCTTGTTCCAGCACCAGTTGAAACCAGAATGGTTGTACCAACATAATGGCACGCATACCTAGATACCAAGAATCAGGGGTCATCTCAGCGGATGTTCCTAGCATGAGCTTTCCGATGGCCAGTACGTCACAGGCTGTTGGGAAGTCACTAGACCAGCTTATGCAGTTTGCGTTTGGCGAAATTAAGGAACGCAAAGACAAAGAAGACAAAATCATTGCCGCCCAAATGCGATCAGAGCTAGAGCTTGAAGTCGCAAAGAAAGTTAATGATTTAGACACCTTGGTTTCTACTGGCCAGCTCACAGATGTCCGTGAGCTACAAAGTGAAATTCGCTCTCTAGAATCATTTGCACAACCATTGTTTGGTAGGGATGTTACCCAGGCTGCTGGTTTAATTCAGTCGATTACATCTTCTGGAAAAGCGTTGATGGCCAAGAGCACGGACATGATGCTCAAGAATTATAGTGCCGCCAGAAACGTAATAACAGACGATGCAATCAAGCAAAACACAAAACTAATTGAACGGCTATGGGAAACAACAGCATCATATGAAGACCCCGCAATGGGGGAGCAGGCAAGAACAACTAGAAATGTAGAAGAGCAATCTATTTTTTCAAAGATGTTTAATGTCGCAAGAATGAATCCAGGTTCATCTGATGAAAAAATGACGCAGTTTTTAAAATCTGTAGAAGCAGCAAAAATCAATGTTATTTCTAAATACTTAAAAGATGAGCTATCCCAGGGCAACATGACAATCCTTAACGCAAAGATGGCTGCTGGGGATTATGGCAAATACACCAGGGATGTTATGTCTTTCACAGAGGAACAAAAGTCAGCTATCCGCACAGCAATCAAAAAACGATTTGTTGAATCTACAGATATTCTAAAAGCCGAAGCAGAGCTTAAAAAATCTGGAGATGAGACAGAAGCTCGCGCACTAATTGCTGATTACTTTAGTTCCCCAAAACCAGCAACCCTAGAAAAACTGCGAGCCATTGCTATTCGCTCTGGTGCCGTATCCCCAGAATATGTAGCTGAATTACCAAACAAGGTTTCTGGTGCAGAACCAAGAAACGTAATGGGCGAAATGATGCTTAAGGATGAAATTCAAAAAGGTTTAATTACTAGCCTGGCTGATTTTCAGAATCGAGGGCGGTCACTCGGAGTTGGGATTCGCAGGCTTTCCGAATTGCAAGACAACTGGTATTCCGGTAATCGCGCAGTTGAGAATGACATTGAAGGAATTGCCAGGGCTCAAGCAAGGCTTGTTCCTGGGCAGCAAAATATTAGCCAACGCCAGCAACAGGATTACTATAAATTTATTTCAAATGTTGAAGACGGATTTCAACAGGAAACGCAAGCGTGGAAAGATGGCGGCTCAAAAGGCCCGGCACCATCTAAAAGAGATATTGCAAATAAACTTGTTGTTAAGCGCAGGGAAAGTATTCAGTCTAGGAAAATTGACAATATTACGGAAAGCTTGATCTCTTCCTATGGGCCGCAAGGAACTACCAAAAAAAGCAATATTGATTTTAATAACATTGAAATGAAATATAGCAAAGACGGGGAAGCTGTTGGTTTGTCTTCAGACGTAAAAGCAGCGTTGCGTAGGGATGGCTTTAGCGATTCTCAAATTGATGACATTGAACAGAAAATGATCGGACTTGATAAACAACGAAAAGAATTGAGCACTATCAGATGAATGATGACGATACCGGATATGTAGACTACGCCCTTGATCGGGCTTATCCTCCGCTCAGAATTGACATTACTGGTGTTGCGCCACAGGCTACACCCCCAGAAGAGGTTGCCCCTGCTACCGGCGCAGCTGAAGAGTTTCTTGCCCAGGGCGGCATGACGCTACCAGCTGATGCCCAAAGCATGACACCGGCCCAGATGGGTCAGGTAGTGCTCGATGGCCTGGCCGGTATGAGCCGTGGTGGCGTTAAGGCTGTGGCTGGCTTTGGCGGGGACGTTGAGCAGCTCGGTACGTTTATCAAAAACTTTATAACCGATAACCAGGGCGGCGGTTTTGTAGAGCGGGTGAAAAGGTCTGCCGGTGCTTTTGAATCGCCAACATTGCTACAAACATCAAAGGACGTTGAGAGAGAAGGTATTGGGCTGTTGCCTGGCGCACCGCTTGGTAGCGTCAAGTTGCCACCAGTAATACCGCCTGGCGTTACTACTGATAGGGCAATGCGAGAGAAAGCTGCGGCTGGCGGGGAGTTGGCCGGTGAGGTACTTGCTGACCCGTTTCTAGCCGCCAGGGCTATTAAGTCTGGGGTTGGGGCTGTTAAAAGTATGGCTCAGGAAGTAATGACGACCGCACCTGTTGGGGCAATAATGCCAAAAGGAGAACTGCGGTCTGCGGCCGAAGCATGGGCAAACACAAAAGCCTATCAGGACAGAATATCTCAAAGCCTTGAAGAGCAAAACGCAAAAACTGTTAGCAACAACATTCGCTTATATACAGACCAAGGATTAAAACCTGCTGCAATTATTAAAAAGCTTGAAACAGATATTGGATCTAAGCTGACAAAAGAACAATCGGCTCTTGTTAAAGAATACGTTAATTCTCAAAAAGCACTTAAAAAAGAATTGGTTACACCAACAAATCCGCAAGAGCTTTCGTTTGAGCAAATGCTAAATCAAAAAATGAGGGTTGAGCCAACCGATAGCACATTGGCGCAATCGTTCAACGGCTCATTAGCCAGATTGCCAGGATTATCTGTTGAGCAAAAAAAGGAATTAGCATTAAGCTCAAATCAAACTTTGGCTCCTTATCTTGGTGTAAATGTAAAAGGTCAAACCAATAAACTTTTGACATCAAACGGCAAGCTTAAGAAAACAGAAACTGGAGTTCCTGGCGGCGAGCCAATCAAACTTCCAGATGGACGAGGCATTGAAAATGCTGGCCTTGCTTTGGCTCCAGCCCTAAAGGTTGGAAAGTACAACACTTGCCCAAATCACAGATCATGCGTCAAAGAGTGCCTTGGCAAGACCGCCAACGGTTATTACATATTTGGTGGCGGTGCCGACCTTGATGCTATGGGGCCATCTCGCTTGCGTGGCTTTAGAATGACTATGGGTATGCTGCATGAGCCAGAAGCTTTTGCAATAAAACTTAGCAACGAAATTACTTCTTTAAAAGAAAAGGCAGCAAAAAATGGCAACGTGTTAGCCGTGCGTTTAAACGTGCTATCTGATGTCAATCCAAAAATTCACGAAACATTAATTAAGCAACACCCAGATGTAATCTTTTACGATTACACAAAAATGAAATATCGACCGATTGCTCCTAATCATCACTACACCTATAGTTCTACTGGTCTATTACAAAAGGCTGGCCAAAATGGTTTGACAGTAGACGTTGATAATCCATATGCTAATTGGCCTCAGATGCGCCAATGGCTTGATAATGGACAAAACGTAGCGATGGCATTCAGCAATAAAAAAGCATTGCCACAAAGCGTTAGAGATGAAGAGACAGGCAAGATATACAAAGTCATCGATGGCGATAGTTATGACTTTAGGCCAATGGATGCCCAACCACCAGGCTTTGACGGTGTAATTATTGGCTTAAAGAACAAAGCTATTACTAGAAAAGAAGCTGAAGCCGCCATAAAATCAGATGGGTTCTTTGTTCAATATGACCCTAAGTTCCAAAAAGATGAAACAGGCAAAAGATTCTTGCGCGGCCCAAGTCCAGGCGTTAGCGAAAAAAGTGGCAAACCATTACGCGGCCCGTTAATACCAACCAATACAGAAGTAGTGATTGCCAAACAGCAGACCAAACAAGATAAGATGATTCCTATATCTTCTGGGCAACCACAAGAAAACCTTATTAATACTGGCCAATCAATTCAGGAGCAGATGAAATGATCAATGGAAAACCGCTACCCCTAGAAGATTTTGTGCAACAGTTTCCAAATGAAGATCAATACCAAATGGAAGGCATTCCTTTTGATGATTGGTGGGAGGTTGGCGGGAACCCAGATTTTCAAGGCCCGGCCATCAATGTTGCTGACCTGGCTGCAATGAACAAAGGACTTGGATAATGGCACTTCCTCCCATCACCCAGAGATTGGATGAGCTCCTGGCAACTAACCAGCCAGCCGAAGACCCAACCAACGAAAGCTTTACTCCAATCTCTGAGGGTGAACGAAACCTAGAAAACAGCGAGCCTGTGCAGGTAGCTGGTCTTGGTAGGCTAGTAGAGCTTGGAACCGGGCTAATAACGAAACCAGTACAGGCTGGGGCGCAATTTATATCGGAAGCAGCTGCGCCAGAAGTATTGGCTCCGATTGTAAAAAAGGGTGTCAAATCTAAAGTAGACCCAAAGGTAACCCCAGACCCGTTGCCTATAACACCAGCTACACCTGCATCAACTGAGGCTGCCCAGGCTGCGCCAGCAGCTCCAAAGGCAGAGGCACCAGCTCCGGTCTCAGGCGAAAGGATGATGCAGCAGGCGGCAGAGCGGGACAGAATAATTCAGGCCGGTGGCGAGCCTGGTGCTCCCAGCCCCACCAAGGCTCAAGCAGAGGCCGGTGTTACTGAAACGCCGATTAGCACCCTACCGTTTGACAATGAAACAATGCAGGCCACGGTGCGCTCGGCTGCGGAGGCTGTGCTCAAAGATGAGCCAGAGATGTCTATCCGCTCAATTTACATGAGGGCTATCAACGCCGGGGTTCCAGAGGCCCAGGCCCAGAGAATTCTTCAGGGTCTCCCAATGGAATCCACGGTTGGTGGGTCACAGCTAGCCCAGCAAGCTGCCGGGGTTTTAAAGCTGCATGACGATAGCGCGGCACGTTTAGATGAGCTGTTTGCCAAGATGGCTGCTGGCCAATTAGATGACACCGGCAAATTGCAGCTGCGCCAGCAAATGGCTTACCACGACAATATTGCTAAAAACCTAAAGGGCATCTCAGTTGATATTGCCAGAACAATGAACGTCTTTAAGAGGGTTCAAGACAAAGGGCCAGGGTTTAAGCCAACTGATATACGCGCAATTCTTGACGAGGTTGGTGGAGACGAATCGCTTTCTCGATTGGCAGAAGCTTATCTTCTTAGCCCAACGAGAGCTGGCAAAAACAAATTGCTTGAGGTTGGCTTTGGTAAAAAATTAAGCGATGCATTTATATTTACTTTTCAAGGAAATCTTTTAACTAATCCAGATAGTCACGCTTACAACTTTGCAGGCGGTGTTTTGTTTGGGCCAGCTTCTCCAATTGAAAGGACGCTTGCTGTTGGGTACGGGAAAGTTCGCCAAGCAATAATTCCTAACGCAGGTGAAGACAGATTCTTTATGGGCGATGTTCTTGCTAGGACATCTGGGCTGGCAAATGGAATTCTAGATGGTTGGGATTTACTAAAGCACGTTGTCAGAACCGGCGAAAGAGCAACGGTAAAGGGTGATGTAAAAATAAGCCCATTGTCAGCAGAAGCTTTTTCAGATGTTCCCATCCGTCTTGGCAATCTATTAACTTTACCTATCTCCCCAATCTTGGGCGGCGCGTCTGATTTTGGAAAAGAGATTTACAGAACCCCTGATCTAACCAACACCTGGCTTGGTAAGGGTTTAGATTACCTTGGGTTTTTTCATGGATCAGTATTTAGGGCAATCAGCGGAGCTGACGAGTTTATCGGTGGAATATCTGCAAGAATGCAGCTGCATGAAGATGCGTGGCGTTTTGCAAATACAGAATACGACAAGCTAATTGCATCTGGTATGACTGATGCTGATGCCTTAAAAGAAACGCAGAGACTAGTGGCTGCGTTGATGGATGAGCGTCCAGCAACTATGGCTGCTAGCGTTGAAAACTTCCGCAAGCAATCGCAGTTGGCCACAGAGTTTGATCGCTCTACAAAGCTTGGAGAGTTTTACTGGAAGCTTAACGATATGTTTCAAGTTCCAGCCCTTAAAGTGTTTGTTCCTTTTGCAAAAACAATTTCCAATTTATTCATTGAATCATCAGCCAGACTACCCGGTTTCAATCTTTTGAGCCCACGGTTCTGGGACGATTACGATAAGGGCGGTAGATATCGAGACCTGGCAATGGCCAGGCTGTCAGCTGGTGGTTTGGCTGCGTCTACGTTTGCGTATCTCTCAATGAACAACAGGGTTACTGGTTCTGGCCCTAGCCAACCAGAAGACCTTGCTGCCCTAGAAAAGCTTGGCTACCAGCGGCGATCATTGATTTATAAAAAAGATGAAATCAGCTTTGCAAACTTAAGCAGGCTTTCACAGCTAACAAAAATAACTACAGGTGAGGGGCCGCTTGAGGGATATATATTTATCAGCTATGCAAGATTTGACCCAATCTCAATGCCGCTTAATGTCGGAGCTGATATTGGTGATGCGCTTAAGTTCCACAGGGGTAAACCAGATGAATCAATGATTATGAATTTGGTTCTTGCTGGCTCTGGAGCGTCTGCCGAATACATGACTAACCTGCCTGCGATGCAAGGCATTGGAGATGTGGTTAGCATTCTTAAAAGCAGGCAAGAAGACGGTGGCCGAAAGGTAGTTGAGGTTTTCGATAGGCTTGCCAAACAATATGCAAACTATTTGTTTACGGGTACACCTGGTGTAGGGTTTCTTAACTCTAGCTTAATGGCAAAAATGGAACGGCTTACCGATCCAACCATTAGATCTACTAGACCATCAGAGGCAGACGTACCATTGGGCATGAGATTTTATGCGGAACAAAGAGCTTTTGTTCACAGCAGAATTCCTTACTTGTCTCAATCTTTGAAGCCAGAGCTCGACAGTCTTGGCCGGGTTCGTAAAGTAGAAAATCGCGGCCTCGATTATTGGGCAAACTACAGTCCAGTAACCAGCGTAACTGTTGGTAAGCGCAGCCTGGCAGACGAGGCACTTGCATCAATTGACTACGGGATATCTCGGCCACGCGATACATGGGACGGCGTAAAGCTGTCGGCTGAACAATTCAATCGATATAAAGAGCTCTATGGCCAGGTGGTGAAAATAACCGGGTCTGACGGGCAAGAAAGAAACCTGGAGCAGGCAATACCGTTTGAGCTAAAGCAAGCCAGGGAAGACGCTATAAGCGCAGGCGAATCCTTTACCAAGGGCGAGATGCAAAAGTTTGTTGATCGGTTGACCAGCAACTACAGACGGATCGCAAAGCTGCGGATGATTGGATTTGACCCAAGTCCAGATGCTGGCCAAGGCGAGGCAGCAAATTTGGACGAGGCCGGGTTTCTGGACGAGAAGATTGAGTTCCCAGACCTTGCAAAACTGGTTCGCCGTAATAAAGAATTTATTCGCATTGAGGGCAAATAACCACTAGATTTGCGTATTGAAAGGAAACTAACATGGCAGTCCCTATTAGCAACGTCACCCGCCGAGTAGTGCTCGCTGCCTCTGGCACCGGGCCGTACTCCTTTACCTTTGAGATCCTGGCCAACACAGATATCTCTGTGTACAAGGACGATACCCTGCTGACGTTGACCACGGACTACACGGTTACGATCAACTCAAACGGCACCGGCTTTGTGACCCTGACGGCAACGCCTACCGGGGCAACGCAGATTGCCATCGTTGGTGACCGGGCGATCCAGCGCACCTCAGACTTTGTGACGGGCGGTGACCTGTTTGCCAATACGATTAATGATGAGCTGGACAGCTTGACCATCTTTGCCCAGCAGAATGCCGAGGCCGCAGACCGATCCCTGAAGGCTCCGCAGACTGATCCAACCTCAATCAACATGACCCTGCCACGGTCTACTGTACGGGCTAATAAAGTTCTTGCTTTTGATGTTAACGGGAACCCAACGACCGGCGAAACAATTGGCGATAACCGTGGCAACTGGGCAGCTACAACTTCCTACAATAAACGCGACATTGTCAAAGACACCAGCAACGGCAACATCTACTACGCCAATACCTCGCATACGTCTAGCGGATCGCAGCCTATCTCTACTAACACCGATTCTGCCAAGTGGGATCTGATTGTAGATAACGCATCTGCCGGGGCTTCAGCTACAGCAGCTGCTGCCAGCGCATCTGCCGCCTCAACGTCAGCCTCTAACGCCAGCACCTCGGCATCTAACGCATCAACCTCTGCGACCAATGCGGCCAGCAGCGCATCATCTGCCAGCACCAGCGCAAGCAATGCATCAAGCTCTGCCTCTACTGCTAGCACGGCAGCAACCAACGCATCCAATAGCGCATCGTCCGCTAGCACTTCTGCGACTAACGCAGCCAACAGCGCAACCTCGGCTGCATCATCTGCCACTACGGCAACCAATGCCAGCAATGCATCGATCAACCTGGCCAACAATCTCACGGCCACAGCTACCACGCTCTCAGCTGGATCTAGCGCAACAGCGTCTTACAACTCTGGTACTTATGTACTAACCCTCGGCATTCCAACTGGAGCTACTGGAGCCACAGGCGCAACCGGTGCAACAGGGGCAACAGGGGCAACAGGCCCGGTTGGTGTCAACTGGCTGGGTGCCTACGCTGGCGGTACATCCTATGTAGTCGATGACGCTGTCAGCTACAACGGATCAAGCTACATTTGTAAGCTGGCATCTACTGGCAACCTGCCCACCAATACAACATACTGGGATGTGCTTGCTGAGAAGGGTGCGGCAGGCTCTGGAACCGGTGATGTGGTTGGCCCAGCATCTGCGGTCAATGATCGCCTGGCTGCGTTTGATGGCACAACCGGAAAGCTAATCAAAGACAGCACATTCACAGCATCTAGCTTTGCTAAGTACGCCGACACAACCGCAAACTTTACCGGTACTTTGCAGAACTCTGGTAGCAACGTGCTCACCGCATCTAACATTGGCTCTAGCGTACAAGCCTACGATGCTCAACTAGCTGACGTAGCTGGCCTGACCCCAACAGACAATGGCGTGATTATCGGCAACGGTACTAACTTTGTTGTTGAATCAGGGGCTACGCTAAAGACCTCCCTTGGCCTGACTATAGGCACAGATGTCCAGGCATACGATAGCAACCTAACATCGTTTGTTAATACGTTCACCCTGCCGACAACTGATGGAACGGCAGATCAAGTATTAAAGACTAACGGTTCTGGAACCCTGTCGTTTGTAACGCCAAGCAGCGGCACAAGTATTACCATCTCAAACGACACAAGCACCACAACTAACCTATACCCAACATTTGTAACCAGTACCAGCGGTACGGCTAGTAGCCTAAATACAGGTAATGCCAAGTTGCTGTACAAGCCCAGTACAGGTGAGCTGCAATCTACGGCGATGGTTTCTAGTAACGGTATTACTGTCAATGCAAATACTATTGCGGCGAACTATACCGTTGATACTGGTTTTAATGGTTTATCTGCTGGCCCTGTAACAGTTAACTCAGGTATTACGGTGACTGTTGCAAGCGGCTCTGCTTGGACTGTAGTCTAGGAGACAATATGACAATTACGATTAACGGTACGACAGGCATAGCGGGTGTAGACGGTTCCGCTAGTACGCCAGCGGTACAGGGTACGGATACCAACACAGGTATTTTCTTCCCTGCGGCAGACACCATAGCCTTTGGTGAGGGCGGTGCAGAGGTTGCTAGGTTTGATTCAAGTGGGAACCTTGGGATTGGTACGAGTTCACCATCACAAAAATTAGATGTTACTGGAAACGCACGATTAAACGCATCTTCAAGCCCAGTGCTGCAACTTTCAGAATCAGGAACTCTTAGAGGCTCTATTACAGGCTCTAGCACAATAGGTCTTTATTTCCAAACCTTTTCTTCAACGCCGATAAGTTTTGATACTAATGGATTAGAGCGTGCCCGTATCACTAGCGGTGGTGATTTTGTACTTGGTGGTACAACTAACAATGGCTATAACTTTCGTATAAGTGCTGGTAATAAATATGCCGCAGGGTTTGAAAATTCTTCGGGAAACATACCAATTACTTGTCAAATTTCGAGTGGTAGTGGAAGTCAAACTTTTATTACTTTTTATAACGGAGCCACTAATACAGGTTATATCAACACAACAGGCACAAATACTCTTTATACAAGTATTTCCGACTACCGACTAAAAGAAAACATTGCGCCAATGACAGGTGCGTTGGCTACTGTTGCACAACTCAAGCCATGCACTTATACATGGAAAGCAGATGGTTCTGACGGTCAAGGATTTATTGCCCACGAATTACAAGCGGTAGTGCCTGACTGTGTTACTGGCGAGAAGGATGCAGTAGATGCTGATGGCAACCCAAAGTACCAAGGCATCGACACATCATTCTTGGTGGCTACCTTAACTGCGGCAATCCAAGAACTCAAAGCAGAACTAGATACAACTAAAGCACGCCTAGCCGCATTGGAGAACAAATAATGTCTAGCGTATCAATACAAGGCAACGCCAGCGGTACTGGCATATTCACGATTGCGAGCCCAAATAGCAACACGAATCGAACTTTAACCCTGCCTGACAATACCGGCACTATCTTGACTACTGCTTCGTCTGGTTTGGGTAAGGTTTTGCAGTCTGTAACTGCATCTTTTACAAACCTATCTACAAGTAGTACATCAACAGGAACTTCTGCCCCTGAGTGGGGTAGTTTAACTATTACCCCAACAGCCTCTGGTAACTATTTATTAGTAATTGCTCAAGGTTGTTGCCAATACGGAGATGCTTGCCAAGGTGAAAGTAATTGCTACATAACTTATGCAGCCTCTGGTGTTTCTGAAGCGGTTGCATCAGAAATAGTTTCTGGAAATGAAACTTCTAATTTAAGAACTTACGATGCTTTTGGAATGACAGACCGTATTACTACTGCCACAACAAATCAATACACTATTCGTATGAGAGCAAATGGCAAAGATGTGTTTGGAACTGGAAGAAGCGTTACTTGGACGAGAAATCAAATTGTAGTATTGGAGATAGCAGCATGATTACGAAAGCACAGGCAATTGCATCTCTAAGAGAGAGCGCACAATGGGCATTGCGTGGTGATGACCTAGAGTGGCTCGATGCTAACCAGACGCAGCCAACAGAGGCAGAGATTACCGCAGAGGTGGCTAGGCTAACCGCACTAGAGCCAGCCCGTATTGCTACCGAGAACCGCCGTAGTGCCTATATAGCCGAGGCAGACCCGTTGTTCTTCAAAGCACAGCGTGGTGAAACTACGGTTGAGGAGTGGCAAGCCAAGGTAGCAGAAATCAAAGCGAGGTTTCCAAAATGAGTACAGTAAAAACTAACGCAATCTTAGACGCTAGTGGTGGCAATACCGCTACTATAAATAGCATGACCCCTACTGCGGATAGTTTGCAGGGCTTCCGCAACCGCATCATCAATGGTGACATGAGGATTTCCCAGCGTAATGCTGGTGCTAGTGTTACGATTACAAATACTGGTGCTAATACATACACTTTAGATAGATGGGCGGCTTATGGTTCTGTGGCTTCTAAATTTAGCGTTCAACAAAATGCTGGTTCTGTAACTCCACCAGTAGGATTTACAAATTATTTAGGATGCACTTCTTTATCTGCTTATACAGTAGGTGCGGCTGAAATTTTTACTTTACAACAACAAATTGAAGGCTTTAATTTTGCAGATTTAAATTTTGGAAGTGCAAATGCAAAAACTGTAACTATTTCTTTTTGGGTTCGTAGTTCATTAACTGGCTCATTTGCTGGCTTTTTAAATAATTCAGCACAAAACAGGACTTATCCATTTAGTTACACAATTTCTGCCGCAAATACTTGGGAACAAAAATCCGTAACCATTGCTGGTGATACAACAGGAACTTGGATTGGTGGCACTAATGGTATAGGTGCTGGAGTTTGGTTTAGTTTAGGATGTGGTTCAACATTCCAAGGAACTGCCAATGCTTGGACTGCTTCTACAACTTATGGAGTATCAGGTCAAAACCAAGTAGTCGGTACAAACGGTGCTACTTTCTACATCACAGGCGTTCAACTAGAAGTAGGCTCTGTTGCTACACCGTTTGAGCGCAGGGATTATGGGCGTGAGTTGATGTTGTGTCAGCGGTATTACTATAAAGCAGCAATAACAAATGCTGGTAGTTTCTTTGGTACGGGTGTTGCATACAGCACTACAAGCGCAAACGTATTTGTACCTTTTCCTGTTCCATTAAGAACTAGACCAACCGCTTTGTTACAAAGTGGAACGGCTGGAAATTACCAGGTTTTCCGACAAGGAACAAACGTGACTTGTAGTGCGGTTCCTACTTTTGACGAAGGTGATACATTTGCCGCAAACGTATCATTTCCAGTTGCATCTGGTTTAACCGCTGGAGAAGCGATCATGGGCCGCTCTGTTAATACAAGCGCCTTTCTTGCATGGAGTGTTGAACTATGATTTATAAGATGCTACCTAAACTCAATGCAGAAGATAAACAAATCTTTGCCCGTATAGATGACGATGGACTATGCCGACTGACTTGCACCGCTGAGTATCCACAACTAAAAGCAGACTTGGTGGCTGGCGCAGAACTGCAAGATGCTGATGGCAATGTGATGACTGCTGAGGCGGCACAGGCTTTTGTCGCTACGCTACCTTGAGGTGAATGATGACAACAGCAGACCAGGTCAAGGGCCAGCTCGACACTCACGAACAGGTATGTGCCCAGCGATACGCTGGCATTGAGCTACAGTTCCGCTCGACCAACGCCAGGCTCAAGCGCATCGAGGTTGGCTTGATCGGTGCAACTATAGGTTTGATCGGCGCAATGGGTTGGGCAATCAATCTACTGATTGGCCTGGTTGCGAAGCTGTGAAATTTTTAGGCAGGTTACTGGTCGCAACTGGCCTGTACCTACAACGGATTGGATACAGGCTCACCCGTGACAAAGCTACCTGACCCAGGGAACCCAGCAGACGTAGCCAGGCAGGCCCTGGGTGGCATCAAGGAGGCCATCAAAGTTGGCCGCGAGATCAAGCAGACCGGGGCCGAGGTCTCTAACTTCCTCGATGAGGAGGCCCGAGCTCGCATAGCCTGGAAGCGCAAGCAGCTCCAGCTGCAACGCCGGGGAGACATGGTCTTCATCGATGCCGCCTCCGAGTACCGCGAGGTGCGAAAAATCAGGGCAGCTGAAGAGGGTATGTACCAGGACGTTGAGAAAGAGTTCGGCAGAGCTGCGGTCAACGAGGTCAAGGCATTGATCACACAGATGCGTAAAGACAACAAGGTTCTGGACTACGAATTCCAACGCCTGCGAGCTGAAGAGCGGCTCACCTGGATTATTATTTTTGTGCTGTCTGGAATCATTTACGGAGTATTCAAGCTGATGGGTGCCTGGTGACAACCATTGCTGCAAATTTTTTGACAGGCGAGATGGCCGCTGATTCGATGGTCAGCTCCGATGACAGCTACTACCTGATAAACAAACTGCGCCGTGGCAAGGGCTGTATCTACGGCGGTGCCGGTGACTTTGAGAAGCTGCTCAAGTTCTACCAGGTGCTCGACCAGGGCGGTGACCTGGATTCAGATACCGACATCAGCATTCTGATGCTAAACGCGCAGGGACTGTGGGTGTACGAGAGCTCGGTCATACCCGTGCCGATTAAGAATTCGTTCTTTGCCATTGGAACCGGGGCTGGATACGCAATGGGGGCCATGCACCTGGGAAAGAGCCCACGCGAGGCCGTTGAGATTGCGTGTATGTACGACACCAGCTCGCACGGCCCCATCGATGAGATGAAACTGGAGAGAATCCGTGGCACTAAAAAGAGTTAGCGACGAGGAAATAATTGCGGCGATGAAACGGTTTGGCAGCACTAAGATAGCTGCCGAACACGTTGGTATGTCTGTCAGGGCATTTGCCTCTCGCAAGGCCAAGATCCAAATACAGTACGGCATCTCCTTGCCAACCTACGCTGCTCCCCAGGACAGCCGCCGCAATACTTACATACCAGAGAATCGCAGGGTTATAGATCACACGGTAGACAATGGCCATGTATTCATTGCCAGCGATTGTCACTACTGGCCAGGCGAGTCAACTGTGGCTCACAAAGCTTTTGTCAAACTGTTAACCGAGTTTAAGGCACAGACCTGTATCTTGAACGGGGATGTCTTCGATGGAGCCAGGATCAGCCGACACCCTACGCTGATGAACACTAACCCTCCGACACCAAAGCAAGAGATTGAGGCGTGCCAGGATCGCTTAGATGAGATTGCAAACGCATCTAAAAACGCAATTAAATTCTACACCTACGGTAATCACGATATACGTCTCTTCAACTACATCGCAGCTCACGCTCCAGAGCTCTCCGAGTTTAGCGATTTGTTTGCGTATTTTCCTGGCTGGCACACAGGGTGGCGGGTGGACATAAACCAGTCAGTAGTCATAAAACATAGATACAATAACGGGGCCCACGCAACGTGGAATAATGCGATCAAGTCAGGTAGATCAATCGTAACCGGGCACCTACATCAGCTCCGGGTGACCCCCTTTAGTGACTATGACGGGCGGCGCTGGGGGGTAGATACCGGCTGCCTAGCCGAGCCATACGGAGATCAGTTTACTTACACCGAGATGAACCCGGTGAACTGGTGCTCTGGTTTCTGTGTGCTCACGTTTGAGAACGGCAAGCTGCTGCCGCCCGAGCTGTGCGAAGTGATCGATGGCGTTGCCTACTTCCGTGGCCAGCGCGTATGAGCCCGTGGCTCATTATTTTTGTGGGCTGTGTCTATGCCTACATAGGATTTGAACAGGGCACCAGGGGCAACCTAGCAATGGCCATTGTGTTTGCCGGTTACGCTTTTAGCAACATTGGTTTATATCTCGCAACGAAAGGATAACTATGCTACCAATCGCAGCTCTACTCTCAATCGGGGAGAAGGTTCTTGACAAGGTCTTGCCAGACCCTGGCGCGAAGGCAGAGGCCCAGGCCAAGCTCATGGAGATGGCACAGAAGGGCCAGCTCGCGGAGCTGGAATCTCACGTTAAGGAGATGGACTCAGCTCGCAAGCGCGAGATCGAGATTGCCACCAGCGCAGCTGCTCCGATGCTTAACAAAATTGTTACACCCATCCTGGCACTTGGCACCGTGGGGCTCACGTTTATTTTGTTCGCTGTGATTATCTTTGTGGACGTTGACGCTAACTCCAAGGACATTCTGATCTATGTCCTGGGCGCACTAACCAGCGCGGTCACAATGGTGCTGGGCTACTACTTTGGCTCAAGTGCTGGAAGTAAGGAAAAATCCCAGCAGCTCGATGACATCCTAGAGAAAAAGAAATGAACCTGACAGCCAACTTTAGCTTATCGGAGATGGTCAAGAGCGAGACAGCTCTGCGCCACGATATGGACAACACGCCAGGCGAGGCAGAGATTGCGTCTCTGCGCCTGCTGTGCGAGAAGATACTTCAGCCGGTGCGCGAGCACTACGGCAAGGGTGTCAAGGTGAACTCGGGGTTCAGGCACCCCGAGGTCAACGCCAAGGTGGGTGGCTCCAAGACCTCAGACCATTGCAAGGGCCAGGCAGCCGACATCGAAATACCCGGCATCCCCAACGCAGACCTGGCAATTTGGATCATGGATAACCTGGAATACACGCAGCTGATACTTGAGTTCTACACGCCTGGTGTACCCGATAGCGGGTGGGTTCATGTTAGCTATGACCCGGCAAACCTAAAGAAACAAAACCTAACGGCCACCAAGAAGGACGGGAAGACTGTCTATCTTCCCGGCCTTGTGGCTTAGCTCTTCTCAGCTGCGGCCATTTCCTTGAGAGGTGTCACGAACTTGGCCAGAGCTGCGGTGAGCTCCATGCGCTGCTCGACTGACAGCTTCTTGAGCAGCTCGGCGTTGGAGTTCCGCAGCTTGCCTAGCCCATCGAGCCTGGCTTGAGCTGATGCCTTACCAGCTTTTGCGACTTTACCAACGAGCTCAAGGTACGCCGCAACCCAGCTACCGGCGTTCTCGCAGGGCCTCGGCTCACCACCAGGTATCTGAAGATCCCAGGCGGTCTCGGTGGCCTCGGACTGCTCCACCACCTCCACCACCTCTTCCGGTGGCTGATCCAACAATTCGGGTGGTGTTTGTAACTCCTCGGTTGGTGTACTGGTGGCGGGAGGAGCCAGAGCATCAAGAGGATTAGAGGGCCGTGGCGGGGTTATGTCTTTCTCCCCGGAACTCGGATAATCCTGAGCCTCTTCAACGGTTATAAGGCCCTTTAAAACGTCTGGGAAGGCATCTCGCAGGGCAAAGCCTCGGGCTCGCATCTGCATCATCCGCTTGGGGTACGCCTGCCAGGGGCCGGTCTTGCCCCAGAGCCCGGCTCTCTTGGCATCCTCGACTGAGAACTTGACCGTGACCGGCGTGCGGCCCCTGCGGTGAGCAACGCAGACTGCCACCGGGTTGGGGCTCCCCTCTCCCTCAAAGTATTCCTCGATGTTCTCGCAGACCGGGCTGGCCTGTACCAGGGCCATAGCTGCGTCACCGTAAACGGATGGCTTGCCGTTAATGCAGGCAATGTTCTGGAGTGCCTGGAGCGGTGCCAGGCCCAGCTCGCGGCCCCATTGAACGGCTACCAGGACATCCTCTGGCTTGCCCTGGTATGCCTTGGGAACCATTTGAGACTTGGCCAACATATCCGAAAATCTCATGGCCTCATCTAACGTCACGGGCGCAAAGCCCTGGTTACTTGTTGTTGCTAGTTGCATTTTGTTTCTCCTCGATTGCGTAGGTATCTATAGTTGTCAACATCACAGTTACGAGCGCGTCCACCACATCCATTGCCCGGTCTCTGTTCATAAAGCTGCCCGGTGTTCTGTTGGCAGCATCGAAACACAATGCCTGGAGCTTGAGTGCTGCTTGCAGGCGTGCGTTCATTAGTTTTGTATCACCCATTGTTCTTCTCCTTTAGTTTGGCTTCTATATCACAAACCAACTTCCAACTTGTAGGGTCAATTTCCGACAAGTCTTTTTTGTCCAATCCAACCCATTCACGCTTTGGTGGTGCGGTGTAGATTGGTGTTACTTCTCCAATTCTTTGTTCTTCTTTTGGTCTGTAATGGGTAAATCGTCTTTCCATTTGATGAGTAAACCAAAGATAACCGTATGGCTCGTGTTCACGTTTTGCCGTTTCATCGACACGTTCTTGCGATATGTCGATGGCGCGTACAGGTTCAGGCTGTGCTAGTCGGTCACGCAGGGCTTCTACTGTTTCACGCATTTGTTTATAACTTTTGCTTGATGGTCTACAACCTTGAATTGTTTCCATCGCCAACTGCATCAGTTCACGGTCTGTCATTTCCGCACCTTGATTTTTAGTGTGGACTGACGCACCACACGGGCCTCTTTGGCTGGCGTGATCCGAGATGGCTGGGCCTCATAGTGGCGCATGGGCCAGTAGATCTCATGCTTGCTAGTTTGGCCATGCGTGTTCTTGCCCAAAATTTCTTTGAGCTTTTTCTCGGCATCGTCAATGTCTTTTTCAGCTGCCTCGATTTTCTTCTTGGCCTCAACAATGCTGTGCGCCCAGTAGTCTTCTTCCTCGCCCAGGTAGACCACCTGATCGTCCTCGATGCCCACCGGAAACATCCGATTAGCATCAGCAGAATCTTTGGGCGGGTACCAATCGATAACCTTGGTCTCTCGGTACTTCTGGAGCTTGGCCTCAAACTCAATGACGGCACGCGAGATCATGGCCAACGTGGGCTCATGCCTGGCGAACAGGAATATCCGCATCTTGGTTCCCTTATACAACGTACACACAGCCCCCCAGCTGGCACCAAAGCAATCCATCTGCGCCTGCAGCTGCACCGGGCCGCGATAAAGCGGTGGAGCGTCTTCTACGTCAGCTGCGGTCAACTTGGCTTCCATGATTCCCACGCCATCCAACTTAATGCTGGGCTGGCCCATGACGTAGATGCCCAGGTCTGGATTGCTCTCGATCACCAGGCCGCGACCATCAGCTGTGCCATCGAGCGAACACGCAAGCTTGAGCAGCTTGTGGCAATAGGGCTCCGAGTGATCGAGCTCCAGGTTATCGAGCCCCAGCCTCTCAGCTGCGCGAATCAGAATGCGACTCTCAAAATCGTTGCCCCAGGTCATCGATTCGTTGGTGATGTCTTCTCTCTCCAGGCCATCGATGGCCCGTATGCAGGTCTGCAAGCTGTCGTTGGGTGTTGAGTAGTCAGAGATGCCCAGAATGGCAGGCAGCATTGATGCGCTGGCCTGATCGTCCGGTGTTACTTTTCCATAAGCTTTCATTTTCTTTTTCCTTTTGCTTTGATTAGTCGATAGCTCGCGTAACGCTTGCCGTTGCTGTAAATCATTGTGGTGTGGATGTTGTGGCCAACCTCTCGCAGCTCCGCAATCCTCGCTGCCAGACGAAAGCATTGGCACCCGGCCAACGCAGCGATAGGCGTAACATGAGCTCCACGTTGCAACTCCTCAAGAATCCATGCGTTCTGGTTCATATGGTGAGCCTCTCAAATAAATGCAACGATTAAAAAGAGCGCAGCCAGAGCGATTGCGCCTGCTACCTTGAGCCACATGGGCTCATCGACCTCGGCTGGCTCCACCGGCAACATATCTCGCCAGCTGCGAGCGTGGTTGAGCCTGGGGTCAATCATGGGGTCATACTTTCTCTTCATCTTTACTCTCCTCGGGTTAAGCAGCTAGACGCTGCAATAGGTTTGATACCTGCGATGGTGACCAGGTGGTTCCACCGCGAGGGGTCTGCACGCTCTCGGCCTGGAGCTGCTTGGCAATCGCACGCAGGGATGCCGCACCCATCTTGGCCACGATTGATCGAACAATCGGTGCCACGGTGGCTGCGTATTCATCAGCTGCTGCGGCCATGACTGCGCCACCAGCTGCTGGGTTGGGTGAGCCCAGCTTCTCGCCGCGGGCCTTTTTAGCTGCTAGAGCGTCTTTGGTACGCACGCTGATTAGCCTGCGCTCGAACTCAGCAAAGCCACCGAGCATATTGAGCATCAAGCGGCCAGTAGGTGATTCGTTGATCTCGGGCAAGTCAACAAAGCGAACCTTGATACCGCTGTTGACGATGTTGAGAATCTTCTCGGCATCACGGGCCAGGCGATCAAGCTTGGCCACAATTAAAGTGGCTTTGAATTTCTTGCAATCAGCTAAAGCTTTCTTTAGTTCCGGGCGATCATTCTTGGCACCGGATTCAACCTCGATGTAGGACACATCTGGCTCGGCACCGAGGAAGTTTTTAACTGATTCTTGCTGTGCCTCAAGACCAAGGCCAGAGCGGCCCTGGCGGTCTGTGGATACGCGGTAGTACGCAATGTAGGTTGTCATTCTCAATCTCCATCTGTGGTAGTTGACGGACACAGATATCTGCGCCCAGGTGAGATAAGAACACATGAGATATCTGCTTGTCAATACCCTATTGCAAAAAAGATATCCACAGGTATATCCTTACGCCTATTTAACCGGGGGGATATATGGCAACAACAGAGTTTTCTGGGTTCTACTTTCGCCTGCGCCCACAGGCCAGGCACCTGCTGGCAGCTGCTAGCAAGAAGTTGAAAAAGGATCGCACGGCTATCTTGCATGAGCTCATCGAGACCCACCTGGCCGAGCACCTGGAGGTGGACAACCGGCTAGATGCATTGATTGCTAACCAGCCAGATATCCAATGAATGGCCGGGGAAGGCGTAACAAGGGTGCGACAGGCGAGCGCGAGCTAGCTGCGATCTTGACTGAGCAGCTGGGGTTTGAGGTAAAGCGCAAGCTTGGCCAGGCGAGAGACGGTGGCCACGACATCGAGATTGGACGGTTTTGCATCGAGGTCAAACGCCAGGAGCGGTTGGCCATCGAGGATTGGTGCCGCCAGGTTGAGCTCTCGGTTACCACGGGCTCACAAATCGATTCTGAGGGCTCTGTTGGCTCGCCTGTGCCTGTGGTGATCTTCAGACGCTCTGGGCAACCCTGGAGAGCTGTGGTGCCGCTCGATTGGTTCTGTAAGGCTGTGAGGGAGGATCTCAATGCCTAACGAGCTATACCAGCACGTTACTAAACGGGAAGAGGAACTACTTGGAACCAGGTGGTGCTCGCATTGCAGGCACCGAAGACAAGCAGCGGGGGGAGTATGGAAACTGTTGAACCAGGGAAAGAACCGAAGGTGGCAATGTGCGACCTGCGTGGAGAACCAGAGAAGTCGAGCTGTGCCGACTGCAAGAACGTAAGCTTTCGGGGATGGTTTCTGTGGTGTCGGTTCTTTGATAAGCCAACTTCAGGGAGGGTCAACGGATGCTCCGCTTACCACCCAGAGTGATGAGCTACGCTGCCGGTCTTGCGGCTGTGTGCACCCTGATAGTCGGTTGGTCAATCTGTCTTACGGTGGCTCTGTTGGGAATTATTCTGAAAAGTATTACCTGCACGGCGAGGCTGCGTGGGTACTCAAGAGATATCGCACCAAGAAGACCCGCCTGGCTTACCTCGATGCTGTGGAAGAGAAAAGGGGGCGAACCGCCCGAGTGGCGTTACGGGAAGAGATGATGAGGATATGGGAACACAAACAAACACAGCGCAAGTGATCGAGTTCAAGCTGCCCAAGCGGCCCAAGATAATTGAGAAGCAGGCACCGCCTGACCAACGTAAGTTCGCCGTGGTGCCGATGCGAGCTGCGACCGACACCGAGCTGCACGGTTTCTCGGTCAAGGTGTTGGTGCTGCTCTGCTCATACGCCAACAGAGCTGGGATAACCTGGGTTGGCCAGCAGAGGATTGCCGAGCATCTGGGAGTGGCCAAGCAGCAGGTAGCGAGAGCTATGAAGCAGCTGCGAGACCGTGGCCACATTGAGGTGATGAGCAAGGGATTTAGAGGCGAGCGAGCCAACACGACCAGGGTGATCTACGACACCGAGATCAAGGCAGAGGATGCGATAGCTATCACCAGCGGACAGGAAGACACCAGGCCACCACACCAGATCAAGCAAGAGACAGCGCAGGCCACCGAGCCTGAGTTCACCGAGGAACAGATGGCAGCTAACCGAAAGAGGTTGAGAGAGATGCTCGGAGGGCTAGCTGGCAGAGATGGATTTCACTACAACAAACCAGAGAAAATAGGAGACATCATGGCTAGGAAACTGAAGGCAAAAACAACACCAAAGACACCTCACATAGACAACACACAGGTTGTCAATGAAGACCCTCTCATAGACAACATCATAGACAACGCAGGTGTTGTCCAAACACAGAAAAACATAGGTTATGAAGAGGTATTAAGTATTTATGAAGACATAAGTAAACATAGGTTTGTTAGGACAACACGGATCGATGAGGTTGACCTGCGATGCGCTGCGATCATGTGCGAGGTCGGGGTCAGCCGGGAGAAGTTCATCGATGCCTGCCAGACCATGCCGGTCTGCCTACGGTTATCTGAGGTCTGTGAGCAATTGGCAGGGGAGGCTACAGGATTCTGATGCCTCTAGGACGCGATTACAGACCCGCTGTTGGCTCCGTAGAGGTGAGTGGCTACCCTTGCTTACCCAAGGTAGCGCAGAGCCTCCTAGAGCCTGCTATGCGATTCCGTACAAAGGCATACGTTCCTATGCATCTGGACACCGGTGGGAGGGGTGGCCAGGGCGATTCGGTGTGGCCCGGCAGAGGCACCCATGCTCCCCCCCACCCCAGACGTATGTCCGGGGGTTACCCCCTCAAATTTTCCCCATATTTTCATGGCACAGGTTTTTGACTTTACTTGGAGGAGATGTATGACGATGGAAGATATCTTGCGTGACTTTGTGTTGCAATTGCTACGCAGAGGATTTACCGTGGCACAGATTGCAGAGGCTTTGGCAGCTCAGAAGATAGCTCTGATGCAAGCTGACGAATACCTATCTGCAATCAAAGAATCAGACTTACAACCTTGAGGAGATATATGAAAAAGAAAGAAACCGATTTGATCAGGAAGATGATTCCTAACCCAGAGATATTCGGGGATATAGGCAACCATCAGATTTACATTGAAAGCAGGGACGAGTTTGCGGCTTTGGCGCTGGTAGCTGTTTGGAAGTTGGCGGGAACAATCAACCTTGAAGATACCCAGATTGAGGGTGATGTACACGCTGCTTACGTCATCGCAGACAAAATGATTCAAGAAAGAATGTTAAGACAAGGAGGTGGGAAAAATGGCGTATGAGATGAAACCTGGTCAGGGTTCTGCCTGGCCAAACGATAAGAGAACCGAGGATTGGCACTCTGCTTTCCGGGGTAAGGTAATGCTGCCAGATGGCAAGACCCATTGGCTGGACATCAACCCCAAGAACTCGGATGGGAAGACCTGGTACCAGGTGAAGATTGGCAAGGAGGTAGCGGCCCAGGGTGATTCCTACTCCGCAGCTCACAAACCTTTTCCGTCCCAAGACAACCACAACAAGGCCAAGTCCAACGGGTTTGTGGATGCCGATGAAGATATTCCGTTCTGATGCGATATCTCTCTGTATGTGCCGGGATTGAGGCGGCTACTGTGGCATGGCATCACATGGGTTGGCAGGCAGCTGCCTACTCTGAGATCGAGCCATTCCCTTCTGCCGTACTTCAACATCACTACCCTGACGTTCCTAAAGTCGGGGACATGACAAAATATAAGGAGTGGGACATTGGTTCAATTGACCTTCTTGTCGGAGGAACACCCTGCCAATCATTCTCAGTCGCCGGTCTACGCAAAGGAATGGCAGACCCTCGTGGAAACTTGGCCCTCGTCTATTGCGGAATTCTTGACCACTTTCGACCGAAGTGGTTTATCTGGGAAAACGTCCCCGGCGTCTTGTCAAGCAATGGAGGACGGGACTTTGGTTCCTTCCTCGGGGCGCTGGCTCAACTCGGGTATGGGTTCGCATACAGAGTGTTGGACGCTCAGTTCTTCGGAGTGGCCCAGCGACGCAAGCGTGTGTTTGTTGTCGGATGTCTTGGAAACTGGCGACCTGCAGCAGCGGTACTTTTTGAGCGCGACAGCCTGTGCGGGAATCCTAAACCGAGCAGAGAGAAGGGGGAAGGAACTGCCGCAACCTCTTTTCAAGGCGTTGAGTGCGGTAGTTGGTGGGATGGTGGACAAGTAGCCGGAACGTTAACAAAAGAGGGCGCAAATGGCGCTCAACGGATGCCCGATAAAAATAACTTTGGAGCGATTTTGCAGCGAAACCATCATGCGGTGGCGCAGCCGCTTGCTTTTCAATTAGCTGGCGACAGAGATAATCCATCGGTCAGCGTATCTGAAACTGCTTTTTGTTTGTCAGCTAATCCGATGTCTGATCGAGGCCAAGCAATAGGAGCGCCAACCCTGACCAAGGCTGATGTGCATGGGGTGGCGCAACCAATTGCTTATAGCATTGCTCCGGGCGCCGGCGCATCAAAAGAAGATATTTATGTAACACCAACAGATACTGCTAGAACGCTAGATGCCTCTGTTAACAATATAGGAAATCATCAAGGTGGAACGGCGGTCATGCAATCTATGGCAGTCCGCAGACTTACCCCAATTGAGTGCGAAAGGTTACAAGGGTTTCCTGACAAATATACAGAAATACCGTGGCGCAAGAAGGAGCAGACACCAGACGGGCCAAGATACAAAGCATTAGGTAACTCAATGGCCGTGCCGGTGATGCGGTGGATTGGAGAGCGAATCAATGGCCAGAACTAAGTCGCGTATATCCGAGCAAGTACCCAGCCTCAAGAACTGGGGCGGGGTGCGCTCGATCTCCAGGCGCATGGAGAGGTCTGCCACGATTACGGAGAACCGAGAGGCCATTGCGTTTTCCCTGCTGTGCATGGCCAACACCAAGATCACAGATATCCTAACGTGGGACGAGGACGGAAATGTCAAGGTTAAAGCGGCAAGTCAAATTCCAGACCACGCCTTGCAGGCAATCAAAAATATCAGGGTCAAGCGTGAGAAGGATGGTTCGCAGACGCTGGACGTTGAACTCTACGACAAGGTTGGCGTGCTCCGTTTACTTGCTAAAGCGTCTGGACTCTTGGATAGCCCGGACGATGGATCAGATAAACCGTCAGTAATCGGAATCAACGTCCAGGCCCCCGAACCTATCGATGTGGAGGTGAAAGATGAAACAAGATTGGATCAATAGCATTGCCCACTTGAACGCTCAAAGCGCCGGTATTTTCTTTCTTTCAATGTTGGCCATAGTGGTGATAGTAATCATCAGAGATATACGAAAAGAGAATGACAAAAACTAAAGAGCGCAGCCAAAAACAGATCCCGTCTACCGGGCTGAATTTAGATTTTTCTAGATCTCCCAGGGTATGGGAGTTCTTGCAATCTAATGCGTTTGTCCGTGGCCTGATGGGGCCGGTGGGATCGGGTAAGAGCTACGCCTGCGCAGCTGAGATAATGATGCGAGCGGTACAGCAAAAGCCCAGCCCCGTGGATGGCATCAGATATACCCGTTTTGTAATCGTGCGTAACAGCTACCCGGAGTTAAAGACCACCACAATCAAGACCTGGCAAGACCTGTTCCCAGAGAACACCTTTGGCCCGATGCTGTGGACACCGCCCATCACCCACCACATACGGCTCCCATCCAGGGGAGACGCATCCGGTATCGACTGCGAGGTGATCTTCCTGGCTCTAGACCAACCAAAGGATGTCCGTAAGCTCCTCTCCCTTGAGCTCACGGGTGCGTGGGTCAACGAGGCCCGAGAGCTGCCCAAGGCCGTGATCGATGGTCTCACCCACCGGGTTGGCCGCTACCCCACCAAGCGAGACGGTGGTGCCACCTGGCACGGCATCTGGCTCGACACGAACCCGATGGATGATGACCATTGGTACTTCAGGATGGCCGAGAAAGAAAAGATGACCGGCGCATATGCCTGGAAGTTTTACAGACAACCAGGCGGGGTGATCGAGGTATCTCCAGGTGACCTGCCAGAGAACCCAGAGGCCAACGATCACATCTTCTCTTCTGGCCGGTGGTGGAAGTTAAACCCGAAAGCAGAAAATATCTCTAACCTGCCGCCTGGCTACTACCAGCAAATGCTGCTTGGCAAGAACCTGGATTGGATTCGGTGCTACGCCGAAGGCCAATACACCTACGTCCAAGAGGGCAAGCCGGTCTGGTCTGAGTACGATGACAACCTGATGAGCGGCGAGGTGGACTACGATCCAAGCATACCGCTACAGGTGGGCCTAGACTTTGGTCTTACGCCAGCTGCGGTCATAGGTCAGCGGCTCGCTAACGGGCGTTGGATAGTTCTGCATGAGATTGTGACTTTTGATATGGGCCTGGAGCGGTTCGGCCAGCAGCTCCTGGCTGAGTTGAATGCGCGGTTTCCAAAGGCGCAGCTGATGGTCTGGGGTGACCCCGCCGGTATGCAGAGGGACGCAATCTACGAGGTCACCGCTTTTGACCACCTGAGAACCCTGGGGCTGCGAGCTCAACCCACGCCATCTAACGACTTCAAGGTCAGGCGTGAGGCAGGTGCCGCCCCGATGCAGAGGCTCATAAACGGCAAACCTGGATTGATTGTCAATACGCAATGCAAGCTCCTCCGAAAATCGTTAGCCGGTGGATATCATTTTAAACGGGTATCCGTTGGAGCTGGCCAGGAAAGATTCAGAGATAGCCCAAATAAAAACGAGCACTCCCACGTTGGTGACGCATTCGGATACCTGCTACTCGGTGGCGGCGAACACAGGCGCATGACCAAGAGTGCATTTGCCCAAAACACACAGATAGCCCAAACGGTGGTCAATGCCGACTTTGATGTCTTTACAACTCGCTGAGAAACTCAACGACAACCGCAGAAGAACGGGCCTGTTCTTTATGCCCTTTCACAAAAACCACGCCGCCAGAATAGATATCAAATCCGAGGAGGTACTAGTTGTGGCCAACCGAGAGGAGGCCATTGATGTCTTTGACCAACAGGAACAGATGGGCGCAGCTGTTACCGCTTTCGTCTACAACCAGCCAGCAGCTATCTTTGGTTTCGTTTCAATCTGGAATGGCGTTGCCGAGGCGTGGCTAGTAGCAGATGACATTGCGAGAACAATGCCAATCACGCTTACCAAGACAGCAAACTTAGTTTTAGATATCTCTGCGATATCTATGGGATTGCATCGAACACAGATAACCGTTAGATCTACGGATACACGGGCGTACAAATGGGCATCAGCGGTTGGGTTTAAGGAAGAGTGTCTGATGCGAAAGTACGGAACAGATGGTGTGGATTATTTTTTAATGGCGAGGTAAATATGTCTGCTTTAACAAGAAAACCAGACACCGGCCCACAAGAAAGGGCTATCGAAGAGACGCGCAAAGAAAACGAGCGGCTCAAGATACAGGCTGAAGAAGAGCGCAGAGAACTAGGCGAACAGGCCGCATCAAAGCGTATGGCCAGGTTGCGTGGTGGGTCGCGGATGTTGTTGTCGGCTGCTCGGGTTTCCCCGGAGCAGGGAATACAAACCTTAGGATCATCTGAAATCGCATAGGAGTTTAATTATGGGTGGAGCAGTTGGCAGCATTAAAAAAGTATTTGATAAGCCACGACAAGACGGCGGTCTTGGAACTGTTGCAGATCAAATGAGAGAAGGGTCAAAACCGGTTGCAAAATCTATTTCTTCAGAAATTGATGAAGAACGCGCAGCTCGCCGTAGAGCTCGCCGTGGTGGAAGAGCTTTGTTGTCTGAGCAGCGTCTGACACCGGAAGCTGGTGTTGGCCAATCAACCCTGGGCGCAGGCCCAATGGCATAAGGACAATCATGGATAAAAAAGACAAGATGCAAAAGAAAGTGGCCAAGGTCATGCGCGAGTACAAATCAGGAACCTTGCACTCTGGAAAAGGTGGCCCAGTAGTTAAGAGCCAAAAGCAGGCCGTGGCAATTGCAATGTCTCAAGCAGGGATGGCCAAGAAATGAAGCCCGGACTATATGCCAACATCCATAAAAAACGTGAGCGGATAGCCGAGGGCTC